ATACAGGACTTTGTCCGTGGTCAGCATTTGTAGGTGGTAGTGGTCTAACTCGTTCTACAACAGCCGTCACTTCCCCAGAAGATCCAGGAATACTTGTAGTATTTTCTGATTTTTTTTCACTACTTGGATCTGTGGGGTCTTTATTTATTCCACTTGGACTGCCTAATTCTCTTTTTGAGTTTCCAGTTGCGCTGCTTCCACTCTCACTTTCTTTGCTAATTCTTCTTATTCTTTTACTTTCATTGTCTTTACGCCATATGTTAACTATCATATCTTTAAAAACTTGGTCTCCGAATTTGTGCTTCATTTCCAACATTTGCATTTCCGCATCATGTATCTCTGATAATCGCATTTCCCCTTTAGAAAGAGGAGTTTGAACAACGGGAGATCCAATAGCAGGGGGGGAGGTAGCAGGTGCAGAAACTTGAATTCCTTCTAGTAATTTTTCAAGTTCTTGATCCGCTGTACTAGATCTAAAATATATTTTATACCTCATTCTTATATTCAGAATATATTTTTTTATATACACCAAAAGAATTAAAATAGTCTAAAAATTCTTGAAAACATTCTTCCTTGTTATCATTCCATAATATATGCTTTACAACTATATTTTCCGATTCTGAAAAAAGCAACAAGTTTTTATCGTTTATATGGTATATACCTTTTATATTTTCTTTAGAACTAGACATTAATATTACACTTTTTACATAATTGTTTATTCCTACACGACAAAAAAGGTTTCCATTTATTTGCTGAGGTGAATATAATTTTAAAAAAGACTTTGTATCGTACTTGTTTAACCAAACATGATTCAATGCAAGTGTAGACAATAATAAGCTTATCATTTTAAATATTATTTTTAAAAAATAGGATCGACATTTAAGAATAGACTTTCAGGAGTTGAATTTACAGCAAGTAGTAAAGATAAATCCATGCAAATTACAAATACATATGTACCGGGTCGACTACTATAAATTGAGTATCCTGGTCCGTAATGAAATGGTATACTCTGTCGTGGCGTGTTTATTTGATGCCTGAGTGCATTTGCAGGATCGCTATAATACCTATTTTTTTCAACGTCTGAACGTGTTATTCTTTGGCAAAAAGTGAACGAGTCTATGCGCTCATATTCAGAGGTCATCAAACTAGTATCCGACTCGACTAATGTTAATACAGACATGGGTTTTCTATAAGTTAGCTCCGTTGCTCTTTGTTCACTCATCGATTGTGTAATGCACAAATGCTTAAACTCATCTGAATAAGGAACATCCATTATTAACACTAAACATTCCATAATAACAGGATTTCCACCTAAATTAGTTATCGCGTCACGAGCATAGGAAGCAGCTTCCATAGAACTATTTGTCAGATATATTCCCGGACCGTAAGCTGCACGACTTCCAACTACAAAACCGTTGGAAAGTATTTTTTCGGATACATTATCAGATGTACCATGCAATAATTTTTGTAATTGTACATTACCACCGACGCTCCTTATAAACTTAATAGTATCTATAGTTTTATTTAACTGTAAAATCTGTTGGAATGACGGATTATGCCAAAAAGAATTTACGTACGCAGCAAGTGGGACTTTTTCTCCATTGCATAAATTAACTTCAATCGGAGGATTAACTTGTAAAATATCATCCATCAAGGAAGCAATGTCCCCAGGATTTTGGGGAATTTTTTTTGCTATTTTTTTACTGCTTGAAATAGCACTTGAAGAACTAGAACTTGGAATATCGCTTGAAGAACTAGAACTTGGAATACCGCTTGAAGAACTAGAACTTGGAATACCGCTTGAAGATTTGGGAAGAACTTTTTGTTTTCCTTGGGTTTTGCTAGACATCGGACCAGTTGAAGATGTAGGAGTCTGCACGGTGGTTGAAGAATGTACCACCACAGGTTTCTGTGGTACTTGTGTTGAAAACTTAGATAGTGTCGATGGTGTTGTTGAAACCCTAGGTGAAAATGATTTGGATCTTGTTACAGTGTTTCTACCTGGACTTGAAAGTCTGGATGACGAAGAACCAGGACTCGAAGAACTAGTCGAAATGGAAGTAGAATTTCCACTTCCAAGTGATTTATTATTTTTAACAGAAAACTTACTCGGCATATTATTTAAATAGTTTTATAAAAATTGTCATATAAAAAGTTGATGTCATTTCTTCCAATAGTTTCTTTTTCAATAAGAATATCTACAAGATGATCCATCAGACTTTTATTCTTTGAAAGAATATCAGTTGCTACTTTTTCTGCATCATCAACTAGTTTTTGAGCTTCGTCAACTATACTTTCATTATCTCTTATAATACGTGTCGATCCAAACCCCAAATTTTTTATCATAGTGTAAGAAAGTTCACTTGCGACTTTTATGTCAGAACTTGCACCTGTAGTTACACAATTATCACCAAATACTATTTTCTCAGCACATCTCCCACCCAACATAACTGCAAGTTTAGCCTTCAAATACTTTTGACTTTGAAGGCCATTTAATGATTCATCACTTGGTAAAAATTTAGTAAAACCACCTGCACCGTTGCTCCTCGGGACAATCGTTACTTTTGAAAGTTTTTCATCAAAATCCTTGTTCAGAAAACCAACAAGCGCATGACCAGCCTCATGATAGGCTATTAATTTCTTTTGTTTTTCTGAGTAAATAGTATTAGGCTTTGAAAAACCTATTGTGATCTTATCTATACAATCTTCGATATCAATGGAATATATTTTTGTTTGATTTTTTCTAGCAGCTTGAATTGAAGCTTCATTTAACAAGTTTGCAATCTGTGCGCCTGAAAATCCAGTTATTTCTTTACTAATATCGTTAAAGTTCACGTATTTATCAATTGGTTTGTTTCTCGAGTGTACTTTTAATATTTCAACTCTTTCTTTTAAATTTGGAAGAGTTACCGGAACTTTTCTATCAAATCTTCCTGGACGCAACAGTGCATCATCTAACATATCTATTCTGTTAGTTGCTGCCATTACTATAACACCATTATCTTTTTCAAAACCATCCATTTCACTGAGTATTTGATTTAAAGTTTGCTCTCTTTCTTCATTGCCACTCACACCACCTTGACCAGTAGACCGCTTCTTTCCGATTGCATCTATTTCGTCTATGAAAATAATACTGGGAGTATTTTCTTTGGCTTGTTTAAACAAATTTCTCACACGTGCTGCACCCAAACCTACGTACATTTCTACAAACTGAGAAGCAGATATAGAGAAAAATGGAACTTGTGCTTCTGCTGCAACTGCTCTAGCAAGAAGTGTTTTCCCAGTACCAGGTGGTCCTTCCATGATAACTCCTTTTGGAATTTTCGCACCTACAGTTTGATATTTTTCAGGATCTTTTAAAAATTCTACTATTTCTTGGAGTTCAAACTTTGACTCTTCACAACCAGCAATATCTGTAAATTTTGTAGTGGGAACATCTCCTATCAAATTTGTTTCTTTAGAAGCCATAGCATTTCCAGACATTATACTGCTCTGTCTATTTGTTATAAATGCATATGCTCCTGCAATCGCAATCCATGGAAGTAAGTTTCCAACTATGTTAATAATACTGTTACCATCAGAACTTCTCATCGACAAGTCAACATCATTATCAGTCAACTTTTCAACAATGGCTGGAATTTGGTATGAGACAATATCAGTTTTAAAAAATGTCTCAGATGTTGTTTCTCCAATCACATTAACACCAGAAACAACAACACTCTTCACATGTCGAAGCTTAGATTCTTTTAACAAACGAGTATATGACCAGTAGTCATAATCTACCATAGAAATACGTTTGTTCCTAGTTTTCGAATAAAAATTTGAATTTGGCTGCGGAACAAAGCACATAAACGTAATAACAATATTTAGCATTTACTTTTAATTTATATTTTATTTTTATTTTAATAACGTAAAGTAAATGTTATTAAAGTCGGTGGCAGTTTCAGTACCACTTTCACTAACTCAGACTATGACTCAAACCATTCATAACCACCATTTTGCTACAATATCACCAAATGAATTTGTACTAAATCTTGCATTAGCAACTTCGATATATGGGAATGACCGACGTGATGAAAACACCACTTCTTTAGAAAAATCGTTAATATGTATGTCCACACTTGGTTCAGTAGCATATTTTGCAACAGATACATATACTTTACCTTTTGCATTTTTAACTCCATATCTAATATACGAGTACAAAAATATAAAAAAGGACATTGCTCCAATTAAACCATTTTTTGTTAGTTTTTTCTGGGTTGCATGTACATATTTTCAACCACTTTTTATAAGACACGATCTTTCTTATGAATACTCGTTTGTCGCGTCACTGTTTTTAATATTTTCTTCACTTTCTCATATTGCAGATATACCCGATATAAAAGAAGATGGAAAAAATAATATAAACACACCAGCGGTTATTTTGGGAGAAGAAAAGTCTTACATTTTTGCATACAGTTTATTAGTAGCGTCGGTGCTGACACATGGGACACATGGGAACGATTTGGCGGATATTTTTTATGATGTTTTTTCGGTACTCACTGTTACATCCTTTATAAATAATATACAGCTCTCAATTTTTACATTTTTAACACTTTTGGGATATTACAACACTCAAGAGTATTTTTTATATGATTTTATGACAGAACTTTTCAAATTGTCCGATAATTTTCATAGCTTAGCAACAAGTTCTTTGCCCTGGATTATACACAATACAGAAAACTTGAATCCGGAAACTAGGAAATTTTTAATTAAAAATTGGATGAACATAATGTCGTATGGAGACAAAATGGGAGGGGAATTATTGGACTATTATACAAATGTCGTAAAAAATACATTTGATTTTATGCTTTAAAGTTTTAATTTTTAATAAAATTAACGTCCACTTATTCTCACAGCACACAATTGAATTTTTAACAAGGATACTTTTAACTTCAGGCTTTCCAACTCTCGTCGAGACTCTTCTAGTTTTTTTTTGTAATCCTCCATTTAAATAATTTTTTAAATTTTAAAAACTCTGATTTAAAAATCTTTAAACACCTAAAAGCCTCTTGTAAAAAAGATCGTAAAACATAGAATAATATTCGGGGTCAAAAACAAGTTCACTATTCCATAAATTTTCAAGTGTTATATTCATTTTTTAAATGCTTACAAAATATTCTGTGCATTTTGTTCGAAACTTTGTTGGGCACTTTGTATATTCTGGTTATATGCCCAACTACTCGCAGCTTCCAATTCACCTTTTATTTCAAGTACATTATACTTGTGTATCATATCATAAATAACTTTTTCAACACGTTGAGGTCCTTCGTGATCCAAACTTACATTGTGTCTGAAAATAGAAATTGCATATATTTCTGAAATAACTTTCATAGTTTCTATATAAGTTTCAGTTAATTCAGGAACTATCTGGCTGTATTCTTCATCCGTGCAGTCTAAAAGCATTCCATAAACATATTCTGATATTCCCAAGTCGGAAATAATTTCTTCACGTATATGAGCCTGCTCATCTTCAAGCCAAGGGTACTCTTTTAAAATATCATAAAATTGATTTGTACCATATATTTCTTTAGAGCGATCATTAAATGGACTCAACTCATTCTCTTCATATGGAACAGTATTTACAACTCTACTCCGACCTTGCACATACATAAACTTAAAGTCATGGAGATCCGGGTCGGGCCTTAATTCTGGCCATGGGCAAGGGTGTTGATCAAAATTATCAGTCATGATTACTTTGTCTGTAACTAAATAGCGACTAAATATTTCTATCATTTCATTCACAATATTTTGAATATATTGAAGAAATTCAATTGTAATTGTACTAATTTCACTTATTTCAAGGAAAGAATACGTATCAAATAAAAATGGTTCATACAAATAATAGTGAACTGGATAAATGTCTGTATAGAAATGTGCAACGTTTACATTGTCATAATTTCTCGACATTTCCCATGCTATAAACTTTTTTACGTCTGCAATTTTATCTTCAAATTCATCGTCTCTGACGGCGTCCCATTCTATCGGTTCGTCACCGAATTTCATTTCGATTCTCAAATCGTATGCCAACCATACTTTCATATTCCATATAAAAGGTTGTATATCTAATAATGTATGAACTTCAACATTACTAATTGAAGGAGATTCAGTTGACCTAAAAAATATGTTTTCTCGCATATTTTATAATATAAAAATAAAAATATGATTGAAGGTTTTTATTTTGATCCGTGGCATGGAGGATGCTTGCGTCGTATCGCAAAAGTGAAAGAAAATCACTACAAAATATATGGAGTATATGGGAACGATGAAATAATAAGACTTCCTAAAAATGTAGAGTATCATCCGGAAAGCTCCGAAAAAACAAACAAGTATTGGTATGCAACTCTCCAAGTGTGTGAAGTCGACAAAAACTTGTATTATTTAAAAGTTTACTTTGGAGGTAAACCTGGAAAAAAAAGATTACATTACGATGCAGTTTACGATGAAAAAAAACGTCATATAAAATGGGATGATAGTAATACATGGAAACAAATGTATTATCATAAAAAACAATTGTTTTAACTTCCAAAAAGTTTTATTGTCAACTTTACAGTTTCAATTTCCTGTTGTGATGCATTTGTTTTTATCAAATGTTCGAGATACTTTTTAGATACTTCTAAAAGTTTTGTTTTCGATTCAGTACCTTCCGTAGGTGTCGTTGCCGTCCTGTTTGATGAACTATTTTTCATTCGAACAATACTTGTTCAGACGGGACCGGTTACGAGTGATCGAGTTGTTCTTGCTTTTTTCACGCCTTCTCTTTTGTTCTTTGGAATAGTTGTTGGAAACGCAAAGTGCATGTGCGTAATCTGATAGCTCAATATTGTAACGAGAACTCTTTGAAGTTTCGTTGGAACCTTTACGATAAACAACACGCTGTCCTCGATTCACATACTTTGCGTCTTTTGAAAAAGAACGATCTTCAATGCGGGATTGTTTTTGGGTTGTGTTGAACTCCCACATCATGAGGGCGTCGTCGTTCTCGTAGCTTCCGTACATCTTGATCTCTTGACTCTTTAAGTGCTCTTAAGATCTATAGGTGTTTGATCCATAGATCACTCACGTTTTACAAAATAATTTCTTAGGTTCACCAACAACATGTAAAACTTTTTGGGTAAGTAGTTTCCTATTTTTAAAAATCCAATAATGCCCGTGATAATTATAATAATCAGGTAATTTTTGCCAGTTGTTTTTGTATTTATAATTAATAATAGTTTGATCTGATTTTCTAATTTCACATATCGCATTCCCATATACTCTTCTGTTTAATAATTCGCTTGCTTCAAAGATAGAAGGTGAAAATAAAAGAACTCCGCTATTAAATGTGCTATTTGAACACGCATTTACTGCTGCAATAGGTTTTCTAAGTTCAATTGCAAACAAACTATCAATATTTTTGTTTATATATATATCTAAATCCAAGAACACAATTTTTTTATATTCAACAAGTGTCCATGATAAAAACTTGTACTTTATTATTCCTTTAAAAATATCCCATGTATACAAACGACGGCCAATTGTTTTTGTGTGTAGACGTTCCTGAAGATCTGACACATGAATCTTCCATTTGTAATTATTTACCATTTCTGTGTTATTGTGTAATACAACAAGAGGATATCTTGAGTTTGTTTTCTCGAGACTATAACTTAAACATTCCAAATGTTTATAATAATTTCGTCTAGGATTATAAAACACCATTGTTAAATATATAAAGCTTGTGTTCCCAGGAAGCATTTTTATTTTAAATTATTCTTTTTGAATTAAAAAAAAATAATACTAAAAATGAACATTAATACTTAAATATTACCTTTGAATTTTACGGAATG